TTCGGTTTCCATATGATGCCAACAAGTGGTATTTTTGGTATAGCGATTGGCTTTATTATCGCAGGTGTAGCAGCATTCAACTTGCTTTTAGACTTTGATAATATTGAACAAGCTGTAGCTTATGGGGCTCCGAAGTACTACGAATACTTCTGTGCTTTTGGTTTACTCTTAACTCTTGTATGGCTCTATATCGAGATTTTAAGACTTTTACAGATGATTATGGCTATGTTTGGCAATGATGATTAATAAGTTATAAAATAAAAGGTTACTTCTTTGAGAAGTAACCTTTTTTTATACATTTTATTTTAATTTTATACGTATTTGAATAATCATAGAATATTATTCTTTAAATATATATTTTTAATTTGTTGCCATTTTGTTGCCATTTTTTGACATGTATTTTTCAAAGGTTATAGCTGCGTTTATTTTTGATTTTTTTGTAATGTGAAGATAGATTTTTTGTGTTGTATTATTATCTTTATGCCCAAGTCTATTTTGTATTATTTCTAAAGAAATACCAGCTTCTGATAGAAGAGATACATGAGTATGTCTAAATATATGAGAATGTAATTTAGGTATATTAAATTTAATTCTCATTCTAGTAAAAGTAGATTTGATAGAAGTTGGCAAAATGGGAAGCTCTTTATTTTCTTTGGCGTAATATTTTGTAAAGACAAAATCGTCTTTAGGATAGTTATTCATTGTTTTATTTAATAGTCGATTTGATAATTGATAGACATGCCATTCTTTTAATACAGAAATTGTATCATCTCCGATAGAAATAGTTCTAATACTAGATAAAGTTTTTGGTGTATCTTGACGAAGCCATATATTTTTATTTTTTGAGTACATAGTAGAATTTATAATAATTGTTTTATTTTTGTAATCAATATCACTCCATCGCAGAGCAGATAATTCACCTAAACGCATACCTGTATATGACATTAAAAAACAAATATAATACATATATGGTGAACTTTTATATGATTTTACAATTTTTAAAATATGAGATAGTTCTTCTTGATTAAAGTATAAATCTTCAGTAGAAACTATTTTTTTTATAGAAGATTTGGGTAAGGCAATATCTTTTGTAGGATTTGTGGAAATAAGTTTTAATTTATAAGCTGTTTTTAAAATATGTTTAGGATAGAAGCTATTATTTATAATGCTTTTTTGAGGTTGGGTTTGGGCCAAGAATAATAAAAATTTTTGCCAATAAAACGGTGTAATATCTTTTAATTTTATATTACCAAAGAATTTTTTAGCAAATCGTAATCTATTAGATATTGTTTCAATTGATATTGGTTTTAGGTGTGCAGTATGCGTAGAAAACCATTTATCAATATATTCGGAAAAAGTAATATTAGATTCGATAATATTTTGGCCAAGTAGAAGTTTATTCAGTATAGGTTGAGCAGCTTGACGAGCTTCTTTGGCGGTTTTAAATCCACTTTTAGATATTCTTTTTCTTTTTCCTGTTATAGGATCTAAGCCTGCTTCTATACTATAAGCATAAGTAGTACGCTTTTTTCCTTCTCGTTTAAAAATTCGTATTTTTCCTTGTGTTGCCATTGTATAATTCTCTCTTTCCAATGGCGGGAAAGTTTTTTGATAATCCATATTATGTGATATATAATTATCTAGTCCAGTTTATTGATTCTCATAGAGTAGTACCAAGAAACGTACTTAATAATATTTCTTGGTACTATTTTTTATTATATATAAATTTTAATGAAATAGTAATTATTTTAGAGATTTTTCTTTAAGTAATTTTGAAATAAAATCTTTCTTTTTTTCATATTTGATATATGTTATAATTATATATCATAAAGTAATATCTTGAAGGTGATGTAAGTGATTTTGTCTGCTGTGGATCAAGAAATGAAAACTTCTTTAATGATGAAGTTGGAGAAACTAGAAGAATATTTAAAAGGCGATGTAATGTTCTTCTTTGGAAATATTATACCTGCACAAGTTGGAAAATATAGATTTTTATTAGAAGAATTGCAAGTTGATAAAAAATATGATACTTTATATATTATTTTAAATACTCCAGGTGGTATCGTAGAGACAGTTGAACGATTTGTAAATATGAATCGACATTTTTATAAAAATGTAAATTTTATAGTACCTGATGAAGCTATGTCAGCAGGTACAGTATTTTGTTTATCTGGCGATAAAATTTATATGGATTATTCATCATCTTTGGGACCTATTGATCCACAAGTTTATAGTCAACAACAAAAAATGTTTGTACCTGCTTTAGGATATTTAGATAAAGTTGAATTTTTTATTAATAAATCAATGCAAGGCACTTTAACTGAAGCGGAATTTTTATTATTAAAAGACCAAGATTTAGCATTTTTGACGGTATGTGAACAACAAAAAAATCTTACAATTAAATTAATTAAAGAGTGGCTTGTTAAATATAAATTTAAAGATTGGGTAGTGCATTCAAAAACAAATGAACCTGTAACTGCAATTGAAAAAGAAGAACGAGCAGAAGATATTGCAAAAAAACTTGGAGATAATAAATTATGGTGTAGTCATGGAAGATGTATTGGTATTAATATTTTAAGAGATGTATTAAATTTAAAAATTGACGATTACAGTGAGAATTATGAATTACGAAATTTAATAAGAGAATATAATACATTAATTATTCAATATATACAAAGATTTGGATATCAAGACTTTTTCCATACACGTAAATTTTTTTGATGATAAATAGGAGGAAAATATTATGTTAGTTGATAAAGTTAAAGAGTGTTTGAATATTAATAAATCTCTATATGGTAAATCAATGCTTTCAACAAGTAATATAGAAAAAATGGAAAAAAAGGGACTATTAAAAAAGCCACAATATAATATTGTTAATAATCATTATTTTTATTTTAATAAATAGTTATATACTTATAGTTTTAATTTAATTATAAAAGCACTAGATATATTATTTAGTGCTTTTTCTTATGATATAAATGTGTCAAATTTAATGAAATAATATATAAAGTGATATATCTACTTGGTGATTTAGATGCCACTTTTCTATCATAGGTTTAATAAAATTTGAACCTATTGATAGAACACTTTTGATTAAATTATATTCTTGAATAATAAACACTCCTTTTTGTATAAATATCTTATGAAAATCATATAAGTGTTATATGTAATTAAGACACTATTGTTATATAGTGCCTTTTTTATTGTAGATATGAGTTAATATGGAATATATGGCGGATTTTTAGATTATAATCTAGGATATTTCTCGGAAAGAATAGCTAGTCCTTGTATAATTGGTGCTGACATAGATTCGATTTCTTGCCAATAAGTAGGAATTTGACTTTGTTCAATGACTTTTTTTGTTTTTTTATCAAGAACAGCATATTGTTCCATTCTGTATAACCAAATATCATTATCACTTAGTCGAACATTCATTTTGGCTACTGTATAAAAATCATTAGTATCTATAGCCATATTAAATACTATTGTTTTGGGATCAGGTTCAAGGATGTTATTACGATTAATATCAATATAATATATTGTATTATTACTACTAGCTATATACTCCCATTTAGGAATAATGTCATTATTATTTTCTGCATAAGAAATAGTTGGAAAAAATATAGATAATGCAAAAAAGAATAAAATAAAAAATTTTTTAATCATAGAATCATCTTCATTCATATAAAATTAATATAAATTACCAATTATGATGTAATTTATTTTCAACATTATTTAATCGATTATCTAAATCACTTAAGTTAGTATCAGTATAATAATATCCTTCAATATCATCGATATCATTTCTAGTGTCATCTATATCACTTTTAGCCTTATCAACATCATATTCTGTTTCAGATATTCGATTTTCAGTTTCTGATAATCTATCTTCTAAGTCTTGAACATAAGTGTCGTTATTATTTGTTGTAGTTTCTAATTTTCCCATACGATATAATAATGAATAAATATCGCTTTGAGATGTTCTAATTTTTTCTGATAAAATAGCTGTAGTATCTTGCAAAGATTTTATTTGTTGCTGTTGATTATAGATGATACCGCCTAAAATAATAATAAGTATTAAGAGTACTATATTAACTTTGTTAGTATTCAAAATATCACTTCTTTCTTGATATGTTTATATACTTTAATTAGTTTCTTTTACAATATCTTTAATAAATTTATTTAATATTCTTTGACCTGTTCCATCAGCACTAGCAACTTTAAATCTACTAGAGTTTGCTATACGATATTCTTGTCGTTCTACCATTATAGGAGATGAAGGATTTTTTAGATTTATTAATTTCATATTAAATAATACAATGGCGGAGCTATTTACTCGAGTAAATGCACCAATATCAATAATTAACATAGCATCAATATTTGAATTCATTATGTAATTAATCATAGCTTGTTGTTTTTGTTCACTAGTAGCATTTGGTAATGTTTGAATAATTAAGGATTGAATATTGCTTGCTTTTTCGACATTAAACTTATTATCTAATAGTGCTTTATAGCCTAAATTTTCAACAATTAAATTTGTATTTTGATAACCAATATAATCAATACTATTAGGATTTATAGTTGTTAATACTAAAACTTTTTTTATATTTTTTAACTGATTTTTTTGAGATTCGTCCCAATATTCTTGTACATCGTGATCACCACTTAATGCTTTTAGATTTGTACCGATTTTATATCCTAAAGAATAATCATCAGATATATCATATGCAAATGATGTAGTAGGAATCATAAAATAAAATAATAAAAATGAAATAAGACCTAAAATAAAATTTTTGCTCATAATAACACCTCTTTAAATTATTAATAAAAGTTTTAAGTTAGCTTTTTAATAAATCACTTCTTTATAAATTTATTTTCAAGACATAATAGATTATTATTACATCTTTTTTTGTTATCTAAGATTTTAAGTATTTTAAAAATCATTTAACTTTTTGATGAAGAAATTATTTTTTTCAATTCAGCTATTTCTTGAGATTTTTTTTTACACTCATTTTGCCAATATTCTACAAGCTTTGAATTGAGTTGGATATTTTTGGAGTTATTAATTTCATTAACATATTGTAAATATTTGTTTTTCCAAAACGTTACCTCATTTTTAGAAGATACAGATAGTTTTTTTTCGAGTAATGCTGATTTTGAGTTTTCTTTATCATAAGCACGTCTAAAATAAATTGCTTCATCATTTGCTCGTTTATATTTTTTATTAATTTCATCATATTTATTTTTCCAAAATTCTACATTATTATTTTTATCTATAGTATTTAATTTATATTCATTTAATTGTGAAATAATAATGTTTCTTTTAGTTATTTCATTTTTATATTTTGGAATATCACTTTTTAATTTGTTGTATTGCAATTCTATTTGTTGCAGTCGATTGAGTTCTATTTGATTATCGTTTTGTTTATCTCTTAAATATGATATGTATATACATAAAATGATTAATCCAAAAAAACTACATATACCAGAAAAAAGAGCAAAAATGTATGAATGAAATTCTTTCATAAAAATATCATAAACAGAGAAAGCTATATGAAAATTTAACACAAAAGCATACATTACTCCTACAATAAATAAACAGCTAAAAATTTCTTTATAAATAGTTTTCATCGTATCACTTCTTTGTAATTTTATTTTTAAGACATAATAGTAATCTATTATGTCTTTTTGTTTTGCCAAAAATCTTTAGTAGTAATTATGAGATTTCCTTCATGTCTGACTTAGTTTTAGTTTTTTCCAACATGTCCAAAATTTCATTATCTAAATCTCTTAATATTCTTTTTTTAGCATCATTATCTAGTTTACGGAATTTATCTATTATATTTTTTTCAACAGTTGAGTATTTTTCACTATTTGGATTATTAATAAATTCATCATAGCCCATTAAATATGCTGGTGAAACTTCTAAAAAACCAGCCATTTTTTCTAATATTTCATTCGATGGCTGATGATTTTTTAATTCATATTTTCCAATCATAGTACGATCAACACCAAGTACTTCTGCTAATTTAAGTTGACTTATTTTTTTGCTTTTTCTGAGTTCCTTTAATCTATCGCCTCTCATATAGATTCCTCCTTTTTATAAGTATAGGTGAATTTTTTTCTCTAGTAAACGAGAGAAGATTTCTCTTACACCATTGACAAAGAGAAAAAAACTCTCTATAATTCTAATAAAGAGAAAAAAATTCTCTTTATGCAAGGTGGTGAGAAAAATGCTCTCTTTTAAAGAGATGAGATTAAAAGCGGGATTTAGTCAAAGTAAGTTAGCTAAATTATTAGGTGTAGATAGAACATCTGTTTCAAAATGGGATTTAGGTCTATCTACTCCAAAACTAAAAACATTATTGAAATTAACAAAAATTTTTCAATGTAGTTTTGATGAACTATTAAACTCTTTTAACTATAAAATCAAATAAAATTTTTGTTCATTAAGGAGATATATCGATTTTTTCGTTAATTATGTATTAATGTACACCAATAAAACTAATGTATAGCAAGAGCCACGACAGATATGCACTTTAAAAGTAAAAAATAAATGCAAATTCTTTATAATCGTTAAATCATCTTAATAATTTTCCATTGGTATATATATGTATTTGTCGTGGTTCTTGGTGTGCATTAAGTAATAGGAAGTGAGGATTTGTGTTTAATAAAGCATGGTTTTTAAATCGAATAGTATCAAAGTTAAGAACTAAAGAAAAAAAGCCAGTAATTTATAACAGTAATGAACTTATTAGTAAAGAAATTAGTGAATATTATGCGAAGAAAAAGAAAGATCCTAATATAACGCTTGAAGAACTTTTAATGATAGGTGTTATGGAATCATGGGATAGAGCTTATAAAAAAACAAAACGACAAGTAGAAGAAACAAAACGAGTAAATGAGATTTTAGATTGTATAGTATTTGTAGGATTTGTCGTTTTAATAATAGGATTGATTTATTCATCATTTAGATGAACTCTTAAGATTGTTCGTCTATGTGTACCTTTACTCTTTAAAAGTCAAAGGAGAATTTATTTATGTTAAAAATGTCAATAAAACTTTTTATAGCATTCGTTGGGTATTTCTCAATAATGTTATTTATTATCGGTTGTATTCTTCATTGGGTTAATGCAAGTGATGAAGTGATGCAATCATTTAATGGATGTGTAACATTTTTCATAGGATTATATGTCATTCTTTTTATATCCTTAGGATTTATTCTTTTGTTTGTTTGGATTGTCGATGACGATTGGAAAGATTTATTTTTTGATTAAAGTTAGTTTCTCTATATCTTTTTAACCAGACGCTCCATCTTTTCTTTACTTTTGTAATTTATATCTGGCATATTTCTAAGTTTTAATTGTTTATATAAGACTTCGATCTTATCAATTGTGTCTAAAACTATATTTTTAAATGATGTCAACTCTTCATTTTGTAAATATTTTAAATCATCAATAACATCTTCTAGTTGTTGGCATTTTTTACTAGATATAAAGGGTATTAATTTTTGGTATGTTATTTCCATTTTGTCAAGATTAAAATCACTATATGTCTTATCTGGCGGAAATTTTAAACTACATGAAAGTAAAATACAGTATTCTCTTAATTCTGAACATAGTAAAATACGAAGATTGTTTTCTTCTTTCTTTCGTCGTCTATATTCAATAATAAAAGTACAAAGAAATACTAAAAAACCAGAACCAACTATTTGAAAAAGTTCAAATCCGAATGTATCTGAATATTTTAGATACAATAATTCAACTCCTAATATTTTTAAACAAATCATAAAAACTCCTCATTTTTCAGTCATACTATCAATAAATTTTGTTAATTGTTCAATTTGTTCAGGTGTCAATTTTTCAACAGATTTTATTAGTTGAATAATTTCAGGAGATTGGGCTGGCTGTTTATTAGAAAAAAATTCATTAGGTTTAAAGCCTAGTGCTTCAATTAATTTAATAGCAGTTTCAAAAGATACTTGTCTTTTTCCTGCTTCTAAATCACTTAATCCTGATTGAGCAATACCAACAGACTTGGCTAGTTTATTCATGCTGATACCCTGTTTGATGCGTTCTTCTTTTATTCTTTGACCTAAAGTCATAAAATCAACTACTTTCAATTAATAATCTTAATTCAGATTATAGCATAAAAATTTTTTACTTTTTTATCTTAAAACAGATTGACATTTTATCTGTAAAAAGATAAAATACTTATAACAAATCAGATAAGGAGATTAAAAAATATGAAAAAATCTTTGGCTGATAATATTTCTAAATTTAGAAATGATAAGAATTTATCTCAAAATGAATTGGCTAATTTAGCTAAAATTCCACAATCTACTGTTAGTGATATTGAATCAGGAAAAAGAAAAAATCCAGGTATTAACACAATTATTGCTATAGCTAAGGTCTTAAATATAAAAATAAGTGATTTATTAGAATAGGAGATATAGTATGACTGAACAGGAAAAACAAGAAATTATTCAAGCATTAAAAGAGGAATTATCCAAAGAGTTATTAGTAAAAAAATCGTCGTTAGCTAGTTTAAGACCTTATACAGAGCTTAGTAATTTTAGCAATGAATTATTAAAAAATGCTGGCTTTAAAGGTAAAAAGGCTTATGATATAAAAAATTCTATCAACCTTGCGATTAGAGCAATTTTTGATATAGATAGAATGTGTCATTTAAAACATTCGGATTTATCACAAGCAAAAGAAATTACAACAAAAATACTTAATCTTATTATAAGTAATAAATCTAATAATAAAGAATAGTATGTAGCATAAGTCCAGCAACAAAAAAGACAATTGAATATAGTGATGATGTTATTAATGACTGTGAAAAGACCTGAATATATTAGTTTTGATAAACCTTATCGTTGCTGGACGTATGGTGCATATTATAAAGCACCATATCTAATTAAATAGATAATCCATATTAAATTATCGTAAATTCCAGTTTATTGATGAAAAATTTAAATAAATGGCGGTATGTATTTAATTAGATAAAAGTTAATGAAGTAATAATCGATCGAAAGAAGGTGAATTTATGTTAAGTGCAAATGCAGTTATTTATGAATTGCAAAATGCTTTAAACATGGCTACAGAGTATATCAAGAAACAAGATGCAGAAATAAAAGCATTGAAGGAAGTCGGCAGTATACGAGATATGGCTAAGAGTAAGAATGTGAAAATATCTGAAGCTGGTTTAGTAAGTGTAAATGGAACAGCTTCTTTATTAGGAATATCTCCTAGTACAGTAAGAGCTATGTTAGAAGCACACGAATTGCCAGATGTGAAAACAAGAGGTAGAAGACAGGTGCATATTGATGATATTGAGCAATATATCAATAATCAAAGACGTAAGGCAATTTAATTATAAGTGAATATGAGGTGGTATATGTGAGTGATGATAAATTATATCAAGATACTGTAAAAACTATCATTATAACACCATACCAAAAATTGAGAGAACGAAAAGGTTGGACACTTCAGGTAGCAGCAGATTTTTTACAAATTGGTGCTACAACACTAAATCGCTATGAAACAAAAAAAGCCCCTATACCAAAGAAAATCATCAAACAAATGGACGATTTGTATGGTTGTAAGGGCAAGTTAATAGAATATTGGTGGAAAAGTGAATTGTCTAGTTCTAAGAAGTTTAAGTTAAAATTGGAAACCATAATAAGAAAGATGGTGAGTATATAAATGTTGAAAAGATGGTATAGATATCGTAGGATTTTAGGAATTTTGGCGGTAGGAAGTATCGGTCTTATCGGTTTAGGAGCGGTAGATGAAAATAAGCCTGTAGAAGAAATTTATATAGTTCAACCAGGAGATACTCTGTGGTCGGTAGCTAGTAAGAATATTACTGATGAAGAAAATATTTTAGCTTATATGAATGAAATGAAAAAAGCCAATCCACATATCAAAACAGATTTGCAGATTGGCGAAAAGTTACTAATAAAAAAATACAAATAAAATAATAATTGACTGTATAAATAATATAACATAAATATAAAAATAATCAACCGAGAAAATCCGAGAAAATCCGAATAAATACGGGTTAGTCCGAGAAATTCCGAATAAATCCGAGTATTTCCGAGCTAATCCGTATATTTCCGAATAAATCCGAGAAAATCCGAGGAAAAAATGAGTAGATTACAAGTATTTATTTTGGCTGAATTGAATGTAGCACAAGCATTTAAGAAAGTACGTGGAATAACAGTCAAAGAACTTGCTGATAGAATACCGATAAAAAGCCCTGTAGATACTGTGTATAGAAATATAAAGATTTTGATTGATGAAGGTTTTGTAGAGAAAGGTATTAAAGTTGGAAAATCTGACAGTTATTACATTACTGAAGCTGGTATAGTTGCATTAAAAAAAGAAAAAAATTAGGGCTGGTTAGATATATAACCAGCCTTTTTACAAACAAAGGAGAATTTTTATGAGTATAAAAGATAAGGTTTTTTATATTGGCATAGGTCAAGGTGGTGGCAATTTAGCTCAAGGATTGGAAAATAAGGGATATCCTACACTAGCTATTAATACAAGTAAAGAAGATTTGAATACACTGACTATCAAGCATAAATATCATATCGTTGGTGGTGAAGGCTGCAGCAAAGATAGAAGCATTGGTCGTGATTTGATAAGAAAAGACTTTCCTAATATAAGTACACAGATAAAAAACCATGCAGGTGATGCAGAAATAATATTTGTAGGATATACAAGTGGTGGCGGTACTGGTAGCAGTCAAGGCCCAGTATTGGTGGATATACTTACTATGCACCCAGATTATAAAGACAAAATCATTTGTAGTGTGGTTATTTTGCCATCAAATAAAGAAAGTATACAAGCAAATTCAAATGCTTATTGTTGTTTTAAAGAAATTAGCAATATTCAAAGAGGTGGAGCTTGTTTCGTACTAGATAATGAGGAGTTTAAAGATAAATATATGATAAATAAAGAATTTGTCGCTTATTTAGATGAATTTTTGCATATACCAGCTACAGATAAATCTATAAAAGGGAATATTGATTTTTCAGAAATAAAGAAAGTATTATCTGCACATAATATGGCGGTGATGATAGCTGTTCCTGAAGGTGAAAATACAGTGGCTAGATTATTAGATAGTCTACAGAATAATAGTATCTTTGCTAAAAGGGAACAAGATAATATTTTACAATATACAGCTCTTTCACTTGCAGATGAACGATTAAACCCTGAAGAAGTAAATCAAGATTTGCAAAAAGCCATTGGTACTCCTATAGATAATTTCACTACATTTAATAAACGTAGTCGTAATTTTATATGTATTAGTGGTCTTACTTATCCAAAGACAAGATTAAAAGATATTGAAGAATTGATTTCTAATAGTAAAGACGCTGTGATGAAAAGCAAGGAAACATCTCTTGAATTAAATGCAGATATGAGTTTTTTACAAACTTCATCAAAAAAAGAAGAAAAAGAATATAAAGAAGAAAGTCTAGAATCTATTTGGGATAAATATATGCTCTAACAATCCGAGTAAATCCGAGTAAATCCGAGTAAATCCGAGTAAATCCGAACAAATCCGAATTACTCCGAGAAAATCCGAGTATTTCCGAATAAATCCGAGCAATACTTCATAAGGTGAAAAGTACTCTTAGTGGGTACTTTTTGCCTTATCTAAATAAAAAAACAGCCTGCTAAAAGAGCAGACTGCATCTACATAAAAATGCCACTATTAAGCTAAGAAAAGTATATCTTCTATGTGGCATAAAGTCAATTTATGAAAATTTTAAAAGGTTCGTTTGAGCCTTTTACTAGCTCGTTAAAGGTATTATTTAGATGAACAAAATAAAAATGTAATGGTGATTTTATGTCTTATGTGCAGATGAAAGTATATATGAAAAATAACATAGAGGTATACAAATATTATTCGGGTAAGTTGGGCAAGAAAATATATAATGCTCCAGCTCAAAGAAAAACTCCGATAAATCAATTAAAATATCAAGACCAAAAGGCAAGCCGTATTTGTGGTTGGAAAATAGCAGAGAATTTCACTAAAGATGATTTGTGGCTTACTTTGACTTATCCAGCAAGACAACCTATTGAACCAGAAAAAGCAAGAAAGGATATCAGTCTTTTTTTAGCATATCTAAGGCGAGCATACAAAAAAGAAAATATTGAGCTGAAATATATTTATACAGCAGGAAGAACAAAAAGAGGTATGGTTCACTTTCATATGTTAGTAAATAAATTTGATACATCTATCATTGCTAATCTTTGGCGAAAAATATCAGGTGGTGGTATGAGCTTTAAACATTTATTTCTTAATGAATATGGTTATGTGAATTATAAAAAAATAGCAGATTATCTCATTAAAAATAGTCAGGAGACTTTTTATCGTAAAGATAGAATTCATAAAAAGCGTTTTTGTGCATCGTTAAATCTTGTTATGCCAGAGATAAGAAAACAATTGATTAAAGCAAAAGAATGGAAATTAAATCCAAGCTCAATAAAGGGATATTTGGTGGATAAAAATAGTATCTACAATGGTTATGGCTGGTTAGACAATGGTGAGCATTGGGATTGCTGTCGAGTCCAACGATATACATTAATTCATATTGGGGTAATTTGTAATAGGAGAAGGACGAAAAAACATTCATTGCCTAGTATGCCTGAAATATTTAGTAAAGATAATTGGTGGGAAGAAAGAGGAGATGATATTAGATATGTTAGATAAATCTTATCGTGGATTGATGAATAATAAGCAAGGTAGTTTTTTTGAAAATAGAATTATTGGCGGTTGTATTGGCTATGATTTATTCAATAGGGCTTTCATCGAAAAGACACCTGAACCATTTAAAATATCTAAGCCAATTGGTCAAGGTAAATTTCAAGGAAGTTTCACAAAGAAAGCTCAACCAGATTTTAAAGGTACATTAAAATTTGGTAAGGCAATAGTCTTTGAAGCAAAATACACTTCACAAGACAAAATGAATGCAAGTGTATTAAGCGATGAACAAATAAAATGTTTGAAAAAGCATTATGATTTGGGTGCTATAACAGGTGTTGTTATAGGCATTAAAGAGAGAGCATTCTTTGTGCCATGGCGATTATGGTCAGTAATGAAAGAAGAATATAATCGAGCTTATTTAAAAATAGAAGATATAAAAGCCTATGAAGTAAAGCAAGATTTAAATTGCATAAAATTTTTAGATTTAAAAAGTGGCCAAAAAATAGAAAATATGGAGTTTTATTCTAGGCCCATATCTTGTATTGAGGAGTGATGGCATTGTCAATGATTTTGATAAAGAAGATAACATATGATGGCTTAAAAGGAAAAATAAGCATTAGTTATACAAATGGCTATAAAAAAGTGGATATAAGTGATTGTGAACCACCTCGACCAGAATTTATAAAAGCACTAAAAAAATTATCTGAAATAGGTGTAAGTATATTATCATATCCTTTTTCAATCAAGGATAGATTGATGATAACAGGGGCAAAATTCACTTATGAAAATGATATTGTTGATTCTGTAGTATTTTTAGGTCAATATGTATTGCCTACAAGAGAGGTATTAAAACAAAATTTTCCTAAAAGATATTGTAGACCAGCTAAAAAGAAGATTAATTTATCTGAAGCTGAACAGCAAGATATAGATAAATTTGTTGAAGAATGTAAATTATATGTATTAGGTGAAAGAGCACAAACAAAATTACAAGCAAATGAAAATAAGTGATGATGTGCTCCATCAGTATCAGCATCTAGGAAATGAACATGAATAATGAAGAACATGCTAAAAAAGTAAGAACGATAATTATAAAACGTATGCATAGTAAAGATATATCTATAGCAAAGTTGGCTCAATTATCGCATATGAGTTATAAATCTTTGTATCATTACATCAAAGGCGATAAAGATATACGTTCAGGAGATTTACTGGCGGTACTTTGGGCATTGAAAGCAAAGATATTGATAAAATCGAATGGCGGTGAATAGATATTTTTTGAATTTAATAATGACATTGATTTATCTATCAAGGTAAATGCAACAAATAATAGATTACCTAGAAGAAAAATACATTATATAAATCTTCAGAGGGCTTATAAATTAAAAAAGAATGTATCAGATATAGTGAGATGTAGAAAATTTATCATGGCAAGTAGAAAGATTGAGTTAAAGATATGGAGAAATAAGGGAAGAATTTTTTATTAAGGTGTGATGAAGATGATAAGAAATTGTATGAAAGAAGTAGCAAATATGTTTGGTCTTGAATTAGGAGATAAATTTAATTTAAGAATAGTTGCTTATGATAAAGACTATGAGCATAATCCTTGTTATTTCAGTGAAGAAGGTTTGATGTCTTGTGAAGATAAAAATGTGCATCTTATTTTATTGCATTGTATTTTAACTGGTGAAGTAGAAGTAAATAAACTTAAGTAACAAAAAAACTCAATAAACTGGAATATTTATTGAGGTGATAAAAATGAGTGAACTTGTTTGCTATGAAGCTTTGAAACTAATTGAAAAAAGATTAAGCCAATATGAACTTATAAAAAAAGCTGTGGCGGATTGTAGAGCAGACCATAATTATAATGGTAAATCTGGTGGTAAAGGTAAAGCCTTTATTTCTGATCCAACAGCGAATGAAGCTGTAAGTAATACTACACCATTAAATTCAGTAGTAATTGAAATTGATAATAAGATAATTAAAATTAAAAAGCCTGAAAAATGGCTAGAATTGGCAAGAGCTGTATTTGAACATTTTGCAAAAAACTGCTCCTATTCCAGTAAAAGTATCAAGATGATATTATATTATAAATTTATAAGACATAAGAATTATAATTTTATATGTACCAAACTAGAGATAAGTAAAAATAAGTATTATAAAGAATTAGATAAAATACTGTGGTTTTCCTTGTCTTATGCTTGTCAAATAGGACTTATAAAAGTACGTTGAAAATTTATTATGCAAATGAGAAATATTGATATATAATATTAATAAGAGGGGGCGTCTATTATGTGGCACAAAATGAGAAAAATCGTTATTATGGTTAATAAAGGTTTAATTAGTATACAATTAGATAATAAACAAGATTATAAAAAATTTGTCCCTAAAAATGCAAATGAATTATCTCGAAAAAACTGGACTAATTTAGGCTTTAGATTGCGAAAAGCAATGGGAGAAGTAACTAAATAGATGGCAAATAAAAGTAATCAAAGAAATAAACTTGTAACAAGAGAACATAAGGTAGGTGTAAATTGTAATTCTGAAAATGAATTACATGTATTGCAAGCTAAACAGTATGAAGGCCCTATACCTGCAGCTGAAGAACTTCAAAGATATAAAGAAATAAGTCCTGATTTACCTAATAGAATTTTAACTGTATTTGAAGAAGATTCTAAACATACACGAGATATGGGAAAAAGAGCATTAGAGGGAAGTATTAATTTTGATAAAAGAAGTCAACTTATGGCTTTTACTATTATTATTGTAGGTTTATTAGGTACATTCTTTTTAGCTTATTTAGATAAAGATATTGCATCTATTATAACTGGTCTTGGTACAATAGCTTTAATTTTTAAAGGTGTTTTTTCAAAAAACAATAATGGTAAATAATTTTTTTATTTGAAAATTATTAAGGCATATGACGAATTAGAGGTCATATGCCTTTTTTATGCTTATTTAATGTAATGAAGTCATATTTGAGTATTTTGCACTGTTCTAATAAATAGATCTAGAATAAATATCATAAAAAATTAGATAAAGTATTGTAAATTATCTGTATTTTATATCTGTCAGATAAGATTTATAAAGATGAAATAAATGTACGCATTGCAACAAATATTCTTGACAGGAATAAAAATAAAATATATGCTAAGAATGTGTTAATAAATAACACAAAGTTAATAAAAAAGCAAGAGACTGCCAATCTCTTGCTTTATAAAGTAGATAATAAGATTAAATACCTTTGCTACGTTAATTATTTTTATTTAGAGTTCTTTATAAATTAGAATAATATCTTTTAGTATTTTTAACACTAGATGTATATATTTTAATATTCTCAAATAAATCACCTCACTTTCAAGAAGGTGATGGTATAATCTTATTATCTAAGATATAGTTTAATACTGCCAATATTAAACTTATCAAAGGAGCCAAAGTTGCCATGTTGGCTCCTTTTTTATTATATATAATTAAGTATTTTAACGCAACTAACACACACTTTTAATAAGACCTAATAAAGTCTAATGAAACTTAATAAAACCTAATAAAGTCTAATAAAGTCTATAAAATAAAAAAATATTTTTAATAGATGAATTTAGACATAATGAAAATAATTGTAAAAAAATAAAAAATTTTTATTTTTTCTAGGAAAAATTTATCGATTTTTATGTTATAATGATATCAAGGTTTTTTATATCCATTTGAAAGTTATTAAGGCATATGACTAAGATAGAGGTCATGTGCCTTTTTTAATGCTCATTTTTAATCAAGGAAGGTGGTGAAATGCCAAATGAAGTAAAAAAATATGAGTTGGCGGAAAAAGATTATAAGAAAGGCATGAAATATGCAGAAATAGCCACTAAATACGAGGTTAGTTTATCTACTGTAAAGTCATGGAAAAAACGATACTGGTCTGATAATGCAACCATGGTAAAAGCAACTACAAAAAAGTTGCAAAAAAATAAAAAGGTTGCAACTTCTAAAACAATAGATATTTCTCCTAATTTAACAGAAGCTGAACAAGTGTTTTGTGCTTATTATGTGGAAAAGTGGAATGGCACTCAAGCTATATTAAAATCAGGCTTAGCCACTAATAAAAAGAGTGCAGCTAAGAAAGCAAATATACTGCTAAAACGTGATGATATTCGTGCTGAAATAAAACATCTTAAAAATGTAATTTGCGAGGGAATAAAAGTAGACATAAATGATTTGCTAAAATATTGTCTGAAAATTATCGGTGCAGATATCGGCGATTATGTAAAATGGGGACAGCGTGAAGAACAAGTAATAGGACAATTTGGGCCTGTGAAAGTAGATGGAAAACCATTAAAGAAGTTGATAAATTATGTTGATTTGATTGATAGTGATTTAGTAGATACATCAGTAATAAATGAAGTGAAAATGGGTAAAGATGGGCCTTCAATAAAAATGATGGATAAAAAATGGGCATGGGAAATCGTGATGAGGTATTTTGATTTGGTACCTAATTTATATCAGCGTGAAATGGATAAACAACGTCTGGTAATTGAACAAGAAAAATTAAATATAACTAAGATAAAATCTACTCCACCGCAACCGCCAGCAGAACCGCTGATTTTACAACCATTTTATGGCAAACCACCTGATGAAGAAGGTAGTGAGGTGCAAGAAGATGGCGGAAACTAGAGTTTATTTCAATCCAATATTTAAACAAGCAAATGAAACAAGATGTCGATATCGTTGTATGAGAGGTAGTGCTGGTAGTGGTAAAAGTGTAAATATAGCACAAGACTATATCTTAAAATTAATGAACCCTAAATATAAAGGTGCTAACTTATTAGTTATTCGTAAAATAGGGGATTGGAACCGTCAAAGTACATATAGCGAATTAGTATCTGCGATTAATCGTATATGTGGTAGTATGGCGGATTTTTATTGGGATATAGGTAAATCACCATTAGCACTGCGATGTAAAACAACAGGAAATGAAGTATTATTCCGTGGTATGAAAGATGATAAACAACGTGAAGGTGTTAAGTCTGTTACTTTTACACGTGGTAAATTAACTTGGATTTGGGCTGAAGAAGCAACAGAATTAGAAGAAAATGATATAGATATACTAGATGACCGCTTGCGTGGAAAACTGATTAATGAAAATCTATATTATCAAATAACATTATCTTTTAATCCTGTATCTGCAACTCATTGGATAAAAGCAAAATATTTTGATACACCACGAGCATCGATATTTACACATAAATCTACTTATCAAGATAACTTATTTATTGATCCAGCGTATAGCGAACGTATGATGATGAGAAAAGAGCAAGATCCTGAAGGGTATCGTGTATATGGTCTTGGCGAATGGGGCTTACTTGGCGGACAGTTTTTTTCTAATTTCTCGGAAAAACGACATATCGTAAAACCTTTTAAAATACCAGATAATTGGGTGAGATTTAGAAGTATGGACTGGGGAAGTGCAAAGCCTTATGCTGTAGGTTGGTATGCAGTAGATTATGATGGTAATCTTTGGAAATATCGTGAATTATATGGCTATGGTGGTAAAGCAAATGTAGGGACAAAAGAAACAGCTGCACAAGTGGCTCAAAAAATAGTCGATAGAGAATGTGATGAAAAAATAGCTTATGGAGTATTAGATAGTGCATGTTGGGCCAATATAAATACAGGTGTTCCTACTGTAGCTGAAGAAATAAATAAAGTATTAATAAAAAATGGTCATACTACATTTAGAGAATGTGGTAAAGGAAGAATGGCTATGGCGGAAGAAATAAAACTAAGATTAGAAGGATATAAGCGTAAAGACGGGGTACAAATACCAGCTTTACGCTTTTTTAGTACATGTTTTCATAATTTGAGAACATTCCCTTTAGTTACTCATGATAAACGTCAGCCTGAAAAAATCGATACGAATGGTGAAGACCATTGTGTTGATGAAACAGGATATGCCTGTTTATCTAGACCATATAAGCCAACAAGACCTGAAAAAGATGGTTGGAAGTTTAAGAAAAATGATTATGAAAATATAAGCCATGAACCTAGTGCATGGGCTTATTAAAAGGAGAATGTATGGTTTATTTTACAAAAATAAGTTCACCTGCAAATGAAAATATCATTGGTCTTTTAGTTCGTGGACATGCAAATTATGCCAAAAAAGACAAAGAGGATATTGTTTGCAGTGCTGTTTCTGCTATCGCACAAACAGCATTATATGGTTGCAATGAATATAGTAAATGTAATGTAAATAAAATACAAAAAGGATATGTATCTTTTACTTGTGATAAAACAATACAGACAGAAGCAATAATAAAATCTGCTATATTGGGCTTAAAAGCAATAAAAGAAACATATCCAAAATGTTTTAAAGAGGAATAATAAATGTTTGATGAAGTAAATAATGATGTAAGAGCTGCACCAGAAGAAAATAAAATTGGGCTAGGAAAGATAAGAGAATGGTTTCAAGATGCTGTAGATAAATCAAGAGATTGGCGGAAAGAAGCTAAAGAAGATTATAGATTTGTATCTGGTAAGCAATGGAAAAATGCAGATAAAGAACAGCTTGAAAAATTTGGTAGACCTGCAATTACTATTAATAAAATAAAACCACTTATGAATGTATTATCAGGATATCAAAGGCTTAATCGTTATGATATTTCCTTTTTGCCTAGGACAAATGATGATATGGAGCTTTGTAAAGTCCGGGAAGGTGTTACAAAGTATATCTTTGATGATTGTGATTATGAATATCAAGAGTCTCAAGTTTTTATGGATGGTGCTATTGGCGGTATTGGTTGGTTTTGGGTTTATTACAAATTTGATGAAGAAATGGGCGATGGAGAAATAAAAATTGCTCGTGAAAGCCCTTTTAATATGTATATAGATCCAGAAGCAAAAGAAATAGATTATTCTGATGCCAATTATATTATTCGTGCTAAATGGGTTAATAAAGCTGACTTAATAAATGTATATCCAGAAAAAGCAGAAGAAATAAAAAATCAACAGCAAGAATATGACTCTATGGAACCAGTAGATGAACAATATGACCATCTATATTACAAAAGAGATTTACAAAAATTACGTTTAGTTGAATGCTGGTATAAGGTAAAAGTTAAAGAAAAAATTTATATAATGCCTGGTGGACAAATAATTAATGAACAAGATATGCAAAATATATCTGAAGAACAATTAATGCAAATGTATTTGTCAGGGCAAATACCGATAGAACAAACAATTACTGTAGACAAGGTAAGGGTTTGTTCTTTTTTTGGCGGTGTTTTGCTAGAAGATATCGAAAGTCCTTATGAACATGGACAAATACCATTTATTCCCTTTGTAGTATTTAAATTTTTTGATGAAGATGAGCCTGCTGGTATTGTCAGAGACTTAAAAGATCCACAGCGAGAAGTTAATAAACGTAGAAGTCAATCACTTCACATATTAAATACTTCTTCATATAATAACTGGATTCGTGAAACAGATGCACAATCTGATGAACAAAAAGCCCATATGAAAAAATTGGCTAGTCTTCCAGGTGGTGTAATAGAAGTTCAGCCAGGGACATTATCTCGTGGAGCTATGCAAAGATTAGAAGCACCACAGCCACCATTATCATTATTTCAAGCAGGACAAGAAGCTGCTGCTGATTTGCCTTCTATTTCTGGTATAAACGAAGCTTTAATGGGTGTAGATATGCCTGCTAATGCAAGTGGTAGAGCAATAGAATTAAAGCAAAAGCAAGCTATAACTCATATTGCACCAATGTTTGATAATCTTCGTAAATGTAAAAAACGTTTAGCATCGTTGTTATGGGGAAAACATGGTCGTAAAGGTTTAGTACAACAATTTTATACAGAAAAAAAGGTTTTTCGTATTGAAGGTGTTGGCGGAAAACCAGATTTTATCACAATAAATCAACAAGTTACACAAATAGGGCCTTTTGGGCAAGCTGTAACAACTACTTTAAATGATATAACTCAAGGTGATTTTGATATCATTGTGGCGGATACACAGGCTAGTGCTTCACAAAGACAAGCACAGATGTATTCACTTATTGACGCTGTAAAAACATTGGGTGTTCCAGGTGATGCTGTATTTGACTTAATCTTAGATTTATCAGATATCCCTAATAAAGAAGATATAAAACAGAGATTACAACAAAGACAGCAAGCACAACAAAAGGCACAAGAAGCTCAAGCTGCTGCTGAACAAGCAAAACAAATCCGTATGAGTAATTCTATTGCTTTTAAAGACGCACCACCTGCTATTCAGCTCGCTATGGCGGCAAAAGCAGGACTTATTGACCAAAAAATTGCTGATGAAGCTATTAAGCAGTTTGTTGCTTATAATTATCCACAATTATTACAACAGCAAGCAAATAAACAACAAGTGAATAATCAGCAAATTACAAATCAAATAATGCAAGCTATAAATCAAGGTATACCGACTAATCAGATTTTATCGCAATTAATTAATTTAGGTATACCAGCACAGACAGCTCAAATATTATTGCAGCAAGTAAAAAATCAGGCAGAAATTAATAGTCAACCAATAAGTCAAAATCAAGCACCACAACAAAATAATAGCAATATGACTTTAGCAGCTTTAAATTCGTTGAGGTCAGGAAATATTCCAGCTATGTAATATGTAAAAGGAGAAAATATTGATGAAATATCGTAGAAGAGTAAATGAAGTAGAAGCTATAAAATTAAGTTTTAACAATGTAGAAGATTTAAAAAATATTCAAGATGTATTAGGCGAACCATTTTTAAATGTAGATTTTTCTGATGTTAAAAATCCAAAACTTCTGGTCGAAGATGTTTATAAAAATAGAAAATTTACAGCTAGATTTAATAAAGATTATCTTGTAAAAAGTATTGATGGAAAAGTATATCCTGTGCCAAATGAAGTGTTTGAAAAAGTCTTTGAGCCTATTTATCAGATTGATTATCAAAATGATGAAGATAAGGAGTAATTTGTAATGGCGGTAAGAAAAATAACAAAAGCAATTAGTAAAGAAGTGGAAGATAAAAATACTCAAGAACAACAATCTATCAGTCAAGCAAAAGAGCAAGCAGATGAAAAAAACGAACCAGTAAGTAAAATAGAAGAACTGCAAAAATCAGTAGAAGATTTATGTGGTAAAATTTTAGATTTTAGTATTGAACGTATGGATAAATTCAATAATAATCCAGGTTATCAATTAACCGAAGAGGAAAGAGAAACTATAAATACTTTTATGAATGTAGCCGAACGTATGGATAATCTATTAAATAAGAAGACTGGCCTGAACTTTGCAGATAAATTACTTAATAAAATTTGAGTTAGGAGATATATTATGGACGTATTAAGAATTTTTAATTTGCAATTATTTGCTGAAGATGATTTTGAAGATAATCAAACTGATTCTGATACTGTAGTTGATGAAACAGTAGATGATGTAGATAATAATGAGAATGATGAAATAAGTATTCCTGAAGAGTTTGAAGGATTGGATCCAGATATTGCTAGAGAATTTACTAATAAATTTAGAGAGCAACAAAAAGCTGAAGATGAAAAACTTGAAAGTAAAAAAGATGAGCAAGAAGAACAGCAATCTAAACAAGATGATGAAGAAAAAATAGAAGATAAACCTACCGAAGGCATTGAAGAGCAGCTTGCTAAATTACGCAAAGAAAATGAGCAATTAAGAAAACAACAAGAGCAAATTCCTAAACAACAGGAATTTAGACCTGCACCTTTTAAACCTATTAAATTAGAGCAAGTTCCAATTGAATTTGCACGTACTGTAATAAGTGAAGCCAAAAAAATAGCTTTAAAATCAGTTAATTTGACAGAAGAACAATTAAATGATTTAGAGTTTGAAGATAATGGTGCTCAAAAGAAAGCGGATTATGAAGCAGCTTTTGAAATTGCTAAAGATAATATTATGAGCAATGTTAATAGTGAATTAGCATTGAGAAATCAAAGAAAAGAAGCATTTATGCAGGCACATAGAGAAAATATGGCGGCATTTAAAGCATTTGAAAATGAACAAAAGAAAGATACACATTTTAAAGAGATACAAGATTTTGCTATAAATGGATATTTTGAAAAGCAATCTGTGGTTAATCAAAATATAATTCGTGATGCTTATGCAAGATTAGAACGAGGAGTAGCTTCACCATCAGACCGATATACTATTGAAGCTTATTTTGAAAATGCTAAACGTGAATATTATAAAGATATAAATGCAAAACAGAAAGAAAAACAAGATAAAGTCGTAAATAAATATAAACAAGCTAAAAAAATGCCACGAGCAGATAAATTATCAGGTGGCGGAGATACTTCAGGCAAAAGTGATGTAGATATTGCTATTGAAATGATGAATAACCGACCATGGGAAAAAATACCAGAAAAGTATCAAAAAATTTTATTAGGTGAATAAATAAAGAAAGAAGGTATTATATATGTGTTTAAGTAATTTTAAATTTAATGAAGACAAATTGAAAAGAGCATTTCCCAAATACTTTAAAAATATGGGTTTTGAAGGACGAGGAATGCAGATATCTTTACCAGCGAATATGGATTTAAGACTATTTGCAGAAACAACTGTTCCTGAAGAACTTGTATTACAAGCATGGGGAAAACAGACGTGGACCACTGCTATGAAAGATTTGTTCTTTGGCAAATTCATGGGTGAAGGTGTTAATAATATTATTCAAATTTTAAATGATTTAAAAAAGGAACCTGGAGATAAAATAACACAATCACTCGTACTTAAATTAAAAGGTGCTGGTGTTACAGGAGATGATATCTTAGAAGGTAATGAAGAAAAAATGGAATATAGAAGCTTTAGCTTTACTATAGACCAGATTAGAAATGCTGTACGCTTAAAAGGTAAATTTGAAGAAAAGAAAAGTAAAGAAAATATGCGTAAAAATGCAAAAGATGGATTATCTATTTGGCTTAGAGAAAGAATCGATGATGATTTATTTAAAGCACTGACAGCTAATCCAACAGTAGATAAAGTTATTTATGGCGGTACTGGTATTTCAGCTGAAGCTAATATTACAAGTACTGCTAAAATGAATACTACTGTTTTAGGTAAAGCAAAACGTTTGGCACAGATGTCTAATCCTAAAATCAGACCTGTTCGTGTTAATGGTGGAGAATATTATGTAATGGTATTGCATCCATATCAAATTCGTGATTTAAAAGAAGATGAAAAATGGATTAATGCACAGCAATATGCTAATATTCGTGGCATGAAAAATCCTATTTTTACAGGTGCTACTGGTTTATATAATGGTGTAGTCGTACATGAAAATGAAAATGTTCCAATTGGTCAAACTGGTGATAGTTCTACATGGGTAGGACATGGATTATTGTTGGGTGCTCAAGCAGGTGTAATGGCAAATGGTATTGATTTATCATGGAAAGAAAAATTATTTGACTATGATAACCAATATGGTGTGGCTATCTCTCGTACTTATGGTGTAGCCAAGTCTGTATTTAAAATTGATGGAAGTACACCTACAGATTTTGCTACAGTAAATATTTTAACTTCATCTGTACCAGATTGATGAGGTATCAAGATGTTAGCTGTAGAAGAATTAATAAAGCGAGTTAGAATTTTAGTACATGATGAGCAAGAAACAGGTTATGACGATATAGCTATACTAAATTGTTTAAATGCTGGTTCTAGATTTTTAAGACGTATGATTTTACAGTTAAAGCCAGAATTGTTGTCTAATGTGACTAAAGGTAATTTAAATACTAATGAAAATATAATTGAGTTGGATTTTATACCTGTAAAAATAGTAGATATTAGAATAAATGGCAAACGTATAATTTATAAAAGCCGTGCAGATATACTAAATATGGATAAGCACGGCTTTCCTTATGCTTATTTCATAACAGGTTTAAAGACTATAAATTTGTATCCTATGCCTGATAAGCCTATTAATTATGAAATTTTAGCTGTAGAAGATATAAAAGAAATGACTTTGTCTGATGATGATAATGGAAAAAGTCCTTTTCCGAATGAATTTGATGATATGCTAATTGAATATGCATTAATTCGATTATCCATGGGAAATGAGTTTGATATGTCTCAAGAAATGTCGGTTATGAGTCAAATAGTAGCACAATTAGAAAATATATTAAGAGAAAGAGATACAGTATATGTTATTTCTGGATATTATGATTCGTTGCCTGATGATTGTGATGTAATAAGGGCGGTATGGTAATGAGATTATCTACAAAACATGCTAATCAACAATCTGTGATGTTGCAAGACTTTACTGGCGGTCTTAATGTATCCTGTACAGAAAATCTAATAGCAGACAATGAATTATCTGAAGTAGTTAATATGGAAATAGACAGTAATTCTAAATTACTTCGCACAGTGCAGGGCACAGATACCTTATATACTACAACTGAATATACATTTAAAAGTGCAGCGTTTGATATTTTGAATTCTGCACTTATTTTATTTACAGAAGATAATAAAATTCTGGCTACAAAAGATTTTTATGAAGTAAAAGAAGTTGGAACTTTAACGGGAACAGGCGAAGTAATAACTGCTATGTGGGAAGATGGTATTTTGATTGCTAGTGGCGGTAAGCTTCAATATGCTAAGGGGACGGAACCCGTAGAAACGATAGACACAAGTCCAGAACATTGTAACGGCGTGTATATTCGTTCTGGTCGTGTTCTTGTTTTTGATAATACAGACCAGGTATTATTTTCTGGTGTTGGCGATGAAACAAACTGGACACAAAATACTAATGATCCATCAGCAAGCTTATTTGCTCAAATTGGTTATAAGGTTGGCGGACATATTATTGGTATGGTTAATATGAGTAAAGACATTTTATTCATAAAATCCAACGGTATGGTATTTAGACTTGAAAACGAATATCCTGATTGGCGAATTAGTGAATTAGGAAGAAATATATTCTGTAAAGGTACTGCCAGTTATTGCAACATAATTAATAACGTTTTAATTATGAGCGATATATCCCTGCAAAGTATTCAAACAACGCAGGAATATGGCGATATGAAACCTACAAATATAGGTTCTAAAGTTGCTAGTAAGATTGCAAACCTACCTAGTAATACAAAGCTTCGCTATGTACCACCATTAAACCAGGTATGGTGTATAGGCGAAAATGGTTATGTACTTGTATTAGATTGTAATACAAGTGCTTTTTTTCAGAGGAAATTCAATAGTGTAATAGTTGATGTATTATCTATAAATAATGATGTATATGTGATAAAAGAAAAAACTGTTTGTAAATTAAATGCAGACAGTTTTTATGATGATAATGAACCACTACGTTTTAAAGTGCAAATGAAAACACATATGGCAAATTATGAGTATTTAGTAAAACGAATAACACTATGTGTAACTTTGTTTAAATATGAACATAGCTATAATAGCCACTTTTTGGTAGGTAATATATGCATGCCGTTGCCTAGAATGTATAGTAGCTATTTATTTGATAATACACGTCCGATTGTAGATAATTACGAACCAATAGAACATTTAAGAGATATCTATGTAGATACATCAGATAAACTAGAAGATAGCTATGAAAGTTTATATGAACTTGAATACGATAAAAAAGATATTCAAACGTTAGAAACTTTAAGACGTACAAGAAGAGTAGTATATAGAACTCCAGAAGTACGAATAAGCGGAGCAGGTATTGGAGAGCCTTTTATTTTAAATTATATTCAAGCTGATGTAGTAGAAGTATAAGGTGGTGAAAAAATGGATACAGATGCTATTGAGATAAAATATGGATTACCAAAGGCATTACCAACAATTCAAAATGGGAAATTGGCACCAGTATTCCCTTTGTATTTCCAATATAGAGGAGATAATGTAATAATTTTTTCAAAAAAATATATGGGAGAAATAGAGCATATTTATGAGCTTTTATATAAAATAGTAACTCACCAAACTATTGATGCAGACAATCCTTTACCGTACGAGTTTAAATTTGAAGAGAATAATTTATATGTAAGAGATAAAACCAACACAAAATGGACATTGATGGGCGATATAACTAAGTTATATTTTGGAGCTAAAGAATATGCTGATGAAACCTTCATTAAATCGTTAAAAGCAGATGATGCAACAATCGTATTTACTAAGGGAGATAATTCCACAGGTAGTTTAATGATAAACAATGTAGCTCATGCGGATACAACCTTAAAAGATAACAAAAATCAGCAAATTGATACTACTTATGTAAAAGGTGTAACAGGCTCTAATGCTGAACTTACTATCACCAAAGGAAATGGTACAACTTCAAAAGTTACTATTAACAATGTAACTCATGCGATTAATTCAGATAATGCTAATTATGCTACAAAAACATTGCAAGATAATTTAGGTCAACAAATACATCAAACTTATATAAAAAAGTTATCAACTTATGGTGGCAACATAACAATGTATAAAGGTGATGGCGGTACTTCTATTGTAAAAATAAATAATGTTGAACTTGCTCAAAGTGCTGTTAAAGCTGCAAAAGATAACTTAGGACAACAAATAGATGTTACTTATGTAAAAGATGTATTAGAAAGTAATGGTATAGTAACTGTAACCAAAGGAAACAAACAAAGTGAAGTATTATGTTTTACTTCTATTACTAATGACATTATTGATGATATTTTAAAATTAAATGAAGATACAACTCTAGAAGAAAAAGAGGCTATTATTGATGAAACAATAATAGATATTTTTCTCAATAAAGGAGATGGATATATAACAGTATATAGTTTAAATTCTGCCATTGATACAGATACTATTGATGACTTGTATTTAAATAGTGGTTTATATCCTGAACCATCTGGAGATGAATGTATTAATTCTAGTGAAATAGAAAACATATTTATTAATGGAGGTGTAGTACATGAAGTTTTTAGATGCTAACGGATTAGCATTATTTACAAAAAAGATTTTTAGTAAGTTTGTATCTAATATAACTGGTGCAGACAACAAAATAACCATTACTAAAGGTGATGGAACAACAAATGAAATTAATCTAAACGAAGTTGTTAAAACTGATGTAATAGGTGAAGATCCGCCTGATGATGATAATTCAAATAAAATAGCAAGTACAAGATGGGTACAAAAATTTGTAACAACTATGGTATTTAAATTGATATCTAAATTAGCAGGCACAGAAGAAACAGGTGTAAGTAGTAGTGGAAGTTTTTTAGGTGTTAATTGGTTGATAGCTCAAAATGGTTATATTTGCTTAGGAAAATTATTTGGCGGACTAATTCTACAGTGGGGAAGTAATAGTGCAACTATAACAAAACAACAAAAGAATTTTAATATTGCTTTTAATAAAAGA